GTATATTCTAATTTAAGAGATGGACAGATAGAAGCAACGATTGTTATTGAGGATAAAAACTGGGCTAATAAAGCAATACTGTATGCCTTGTTTGCTTATCCTTTTGTACAATGCAACTGCCATAGAATACTTGTGACAGTTAGAAACAATAATGAGAAATCTATAAAGTTAGCCAAGAGACTTGGTTTTAAGCATGAAGGTGTATTGAGACAGATGTTTCCACCACATGATGCAGTCTTACTTGGTATGTTAAGAAGTGAATGTAAATGGTTGAAAATAAAGGAAAATAAAAAATGGGAAAATCAAGACCGAGCGCCCCACCAGTGCCTGATCCAAACCAGTTAATCCAACAGGATGCTGCACAGAATAGGATTACACAGTTTACGCCCTATGGTAATTTACTGTTTGGTAGTGTGGGAGATCAAGGACAGTTTGTGCAAGGACAATTACCAGAAGATGGCATGGCTGCTGCCTTTACACAAGAGACACCTTTTCAGTCTCAGTTAAGATCACAACAGGAAAATCTTGGTTTAGGTCTGGCTACAGAAGCAGGGCAACAGTTTGATCAGTTAGCAGCACAAACACCATTTGATTTTACGCAAGGTTTACCAGAATATTCATTTCAAGATGCGACAAACCTGCCTGCATTTCAATCACAACTACCAGGTGCAGGTAATGTACAAACATCACTAAATGTTCCACAACTTCCAACACTTCCAACAGACTTTGAAGATACAAGACGGCAGGTAACGCAATCTGTTTTTGACAGACAGTTAGGGTTGTTACAGCCTGAGTTTACAAGGCAAAGAGATCAGCTAGAACAGAACTTGGCTGACAGAGGATTACCGATTGGTGGTGAAGCATACAATCAGGCTGTTGACAGATTAGAGAGACAACAGGGCGAGCAACAACAGAGACTTGCACAACAGGCTGACATAGCAGGTGGACAAGAAGCACAAAGGCTGTTCAATCAGGCATCATCAGCCAGAGGTCAGTTGTTTAGAGAAGCGGCTGCACAAGGCGAGTTTGGTCTTGCAGGACAGCAACAACAGTTTGGACAACAGGCGGCTAATGTTGCACAACAGAACGCAGCAAGACAGCAACAGATAGCTGATCAATTAAGAGCAAATGAGTTACAGAACCAACAACGTCAGGCACAGTTAAATGAACGTATTGGTTTAAGAGGACAACAGTTCAATGAACTAGCAGCCTTGTTAGGTGGCCCACAGATACAAAGGCCGACATTCTTTGCTCCAAGTGCTGTAAATACATTAGGTGCAAATCAGTTGGCTCAGAGTGCGGCAGCTAACGCATTTAATCAAGGCATGGCTAATTATAGTTCTGGCTTGGGTGGTTTATTTGATCTAGCAGGGTCACTCGGCTCTGCTGCAATATTGAGGTAAAGAATGACAACAGGATTAACATTAAATCAGGCTCTTATGAGTCCAACAATGAGACAACTTTCAGCACCTTTAAATAACCCTTCTGCAAACATACAACCATTAGCACAGCCCATGCAACAGCCAATGGCACAACCTATGGCACAGGGGCAAGGGCCATCATTTAGGTTTCAAAACCTCAATCGTGCTTTTCAGCTAGACCCAAGAAACACACTTGCAAGTGCCTTAATGCAACAAGGCATGAG